ACGTAAATGACTGAAAATAATAAAAAGACTGACGAGAATCGTCAACCACGCGAAGCCCAGACTCGCGAAAAGCAAGTAGCGAGAAAACCATGGGCTCCCCCATCTGCTTTGGATGCACCTACACCACCCGAAGGTTACATTCATCGTTGGGTAAGACTAGAAATCAGAGGACAAGACGATCGTAAGAACGTCATGTCTAAAATGAGAGAAGGATGGGAGCCTGTGAGAGCAGACGAATATCCTGACTTCGAGTCTCCAACAATTGATGACGGTAAGTTTGAAGGAGTTATAGGAGTTGGTGGTCTAATACTATGTAGAATCCCTATCGAAACTGTACAGGAAAGATCTGAATACTTTGCGAGAAAAACGCAAAGCCAGATGGATGCTGTGGATAACGATATGATGAAAGATGGTACACACCCCAGCATGTCTATAAGCAGACCAGAAAGGCAGTCGCGCGTAACAATTGGTGGAACTCAAGGTTCGTCAAACAACTAAGAGTTCTTTATATTAATTCTTGTAAATTAGAGAAAAGAATATGGCAAATGTAGATAAAGCCTTTGGTCTAAGACCATACAAAGGACTCAATGTCGGTTCAGCCGTTCAAGAAGCTAACAAATACAACATAAATCCATCTGGATATGGCACAAGCATCTTTCAAGGTGATATGGTTATATTTAATGGAGGATACATCGAAAGATCAGCAGCTAGTTCTGCTAATAACGTAGGTGTTTTATCCCATGTGTTTTTCACAGCTACTGACGGAACTCCTACCTTTAAGAATTTCTATACAGCATCTACAACGGCACTTGGTAGCGGAGACATAGAAGTATATGTCTATGACGATCCTAATCAATTGTTTGTTGTCCAGGCTGATGGAGCTTCAACTCAAGCAGCTATCGGCAGAAATGCAGATACTGATGGGATAGGTGGAAGTACAACAACTGGCGTAGCTACTCGCGAGCTCGACTCTAGTACACTAGCAACAACCCAAGCACTTCAGCTTAAAGTTGTGGGCGTAGTTCAAGACGATAATAACGGAGACCTCTCTTCGAACAATGCAAACTTAGTCGTTCAGATTAATGAGCATGCGTATAGAGGCCCTGTAGCTGGAACATAGGAGTAAATTAAATGGCAATTTCTAGAGGACAATTAGTCAAAGAGTTACTTCCAGGTCTAAACGCATTATTCGGTCTTGAGTACGACAGATATGAAAACGAACATGAAGAAATTTTTGACGTTGAAAACTCTGATCGTGCTTTTGAAGAAGAAGTAATGTTAACAGGCTTTGACCAAGCACCCGTTAAATCAGAAGGAGCAGGCGTAGCGTTTGATTCAGCCCAAGAGGCATTCACGTCACGTTATACCCACGAAACCATAGCTTTAGCGTTTAGCATCACAGAAGAAGCGGTAGAGGATAACCTATACGACAGATTGTCGGCCAGGTACACTCGTGCGCTTGCAAGAAGTATGTCAAACACTAAGCAAGTCAAGGCAGCAGCTGTATTGAATAATGCTTTCAATTCAAGTTTCCCTGGCGGCGATGGAAAAGAACTTTGCGCAACAGATCACCCAACTGTGGGCGGTCCTAATTTGAGCAATGAGCTTTCAACATCTGCTGACCTAAGTGAAACTTCACTTGAGCAAGCATTGATTGATATTGCAGCCTTCACTGACGAACGTGGTTTGAAAGTAGCTCTTCAAGGAACTAAGTTAATTATTCCTAAAGAACTACAATTCGTAGCTGATAGAATATTGGAAACTCCAGGCAGAGTTGCCACGTCTGATAATGATATTAACGCCATGAGAAACATGGGTATGATCCCTGAGGGATATACAGTTAATCACTATCTGACTGACACTGATGCTTTTTTCATTAAGACTGATGCACCGAACGGTTTCAAAATGTTTAATCGTTCACCAATCAGAACTTCAATGGAAGCGGATTTCGATACGGGTAATGTTAGGTACAAAGCTAGAGAAAGATACAGCTTTGGATTCTCGGATCCACGTTGCGTCTTTGGTAGCCCAGGAGCATAACACTCGATTAGTTTAATGGAACCCAGCTGGGGGTTTCTTACTCAACCCAGCAACCTTATCTTTTCTACACATTTCTATTTTTTTCTGATACGATAATCTCATACCGAGATAATTTGTTATACCAACTGACTCGGCAGACTTACTCCAAGATGGTGTAACACATTTAGTTAGGAGAAAAATATGGCTAAATCAACATTTTCAGGACCAGTCAGATCTTTGGCTGGATTTATAACAGCAGGAAGTACATCTGTTGTTAGCTTAACAGCTGACACTTCCATTACAGTAGCAGCACACGCAGGTAAAATATTAACTACCAATGATGCTGACGGTAAATTTACTTTGCCTTCAATCGTAGCTACTACTCCAAGTGACTCTACTGATCCAAATCAACTTAACAATCTAGGAGCTAGTTTCTTCTTTGTAGTAGAAACTGCAGCTACAGATATGGATATTAAGACAGATGGAACAGATAAGTTTGTAGGTGGCCTTTACACAGGTAAAGATGACTCTACAGGTAAAACTTTTGTATCTGGTGCATCTAATGATGTGATCACTATGAATGGATCAACTAAAGGTGGACTAGCTGGTAGTATCGTAAAAGTAACTGCAATAGCTTCTGCGAAGTATGCTGTTGAAGGAATCATTTTAGGTTCAGGAACTATAGTTACACCATTTGCTGACGCTTAATAGGAGACTAATATGAGTTCAGATGTAAAAGCATCCGTTCCTTTAACTAGCTCAGGAAGACTTCAAGGTTTTATTGGATCTTCTGGGGCGGGAACCGCTACTAATTTAGGCTCACTAAGGATACAGTCTGTACAAGCTCAATCTAGCGATGCTGACGCACAGATCATCATATACGATGGTACAAGTGCCAGCGGTACTAGAATAATAGCTCAGTTTAAATTTGGTTCTGCAGCGAACGAATCTTTCGATCACTACATACCAGGTTTAGGGTGTCGTTTTACAGAGGGAGCGTTTGTAGCTTTAACTAATTGTGACTTTTTTGTTGCATATTACAATTAAGAGATAGATATGTTTAAGAAAACTAAAGGTTACGCTCAAGGCGGAAAGACTAAAGGCATGAGAGCTGGCGGTATGATGAAGACTAAAGGCATGAGAGCTGGTGGTCTTATGAAAACTAAAGGCATGAAAAAAGGCGGCGTTGTTAAAACTAAGGGCTATAGAGAAGGCGGTAAAGTAGCTGGTGCTATGAGAAGCAAGGGCTATAGACTTGGCGGAAGAGTCGCTGGAGCAATGAGAACCAAAGGAATGAAAGCTGGCGGTAAAGTTGGCATGAAATCCAAAGGCATGAGAAAAGGCGGAAAGGTATAAGGCACGATAGATAGTGGCTTATTTACATAGTAATATACCGCACTTTAAGTGTTGGGTTAGACGCGAGTACACTCACAACCACGAGAAATACCATGGCGAATTTTTACACGCCATGGTCGTGGGCGTTACAACTATGCCAACCAGATGTCTTAGTTTCCAAGTTATATTCACAGGAGTTCTTTCAGAAGAACAGGAAGAGCAAGGAATGGAGAACGTGTACGGGGGAGCAATGTGGGCAAGAATGCCTATAACTGCTCTTGTTGGTGACACACCATTTGAGGAATGGCCAGAACCAATGGCAGTACATGACGCTCAGCCTTGGGATTGTTCTTCTCACAATCATGCAGTGTATGTAATAGACAGAGCGACTCCGTGCCCTTGGTTGGCGAAAATAGGAGGAGAAATGTATCCTGCTAAATACTTGTTCACAGTAGACTATGCAGAAAACGAAATTGCAGACGATCCTGCCCAGCACAAACAAAGTCATGTATTAGAACTTTTAGACGCTGGAGAATGGACAGGTAATATTGTGGCATTGCCAAATAACAGAGTAAGAGTTACACACCCAGCTTGGTTTGAGACAGGTCAAGGAGCACCTGATTTTAGACCATCGGCTCACATACATTATTCGAAATCGGATCTCGATTATACGTTGGATGTTAACAGAATATTTGATAATCTATACGCAGAGGAGGAAGACTAATGGCTGATTTAACAGTTGCACAAAAAAGAAAACTTATAAAAGAATTAAAAGGCGCGTCTAGGCTACATGCTAAGCAAGCAGCTCAAATAGAACGTTCTATTAAAAACGCTAAGAAGAAAAAATAATGACAACTTCTAGCACAACTTCATTTGACCTCAGTGTCGATGAAATTATAGAAGAGGCGTACGAAAGGTGCGGTCTCGAACTTCGCACGGGCTATGACTTAGAAACAGCAAGACGTTCACTAAATATAATGATTGCTGAGTGGGCCAACAGAGGACTCAATCAGTGGCTTATTGCTGAGAATACCTTTACTGTTACAAAAGGAACTAATGAGTACAGTTTAGGCACAGACATTATAGATATTACATCTGCTGTTATATCTCGTGATAGCACAGACTTTCAAATGTCTAGGCTAAGTAGATCTGATTATTTATATACTCCGAATAAAACTGACCAAGCGAAACCAACACAGTTCTTTTTAGAAAGACACATAACACCTAAAGTATATTTATACCCTACTCCTGAAAACTCTACAGACGTAATCAAATATTACGCGCTAACTAGAATGCAAGATGTAGGAGACTACACTAATAATATGGAAGTGGTATTTAGATTCTTACCTTGTCTCACTGCTGGACTAGCTTACTACTTAGCTATGAAAAGAGCCCCCGACAGAATACAGCTTTTAAAATCTGTATACGACGAAGAGTGGGATAGAGCAGCTAGTGAAGACATTGATTCAGTAAGTTCTAAGTTTCTGCCTCCAAGATTAGTAATATGATATGGCATTTGCATCAGGTAAACGAGCTTACGGAATCTGCGATACATGCGGACAACGCTATCGATTGCGCGATTTACAAGAACAATGGGA